ATGAGACAAAAAGACACCAAAAATCAGCGATTCAAAGGGCTCTTCTTGAGGGGCTCCACATATTGGTACCGTTACTCGCTCCATGGTAAACAACACTTCGTTTCGACCGGCGAGAAAGACGAGGCGAAGGCGCTCGAAGTCGCCAAGACGATGCGCGAGCAGTTTTTACTCAATGCTGAGACGTCGAGGTCGGGCGGCGGTTACCGTATCGACGAAGCGATCGAGCGATACACAAACTCGCTCGATCGCAACGGTCGCAGTCTACGTCACGTCAGCGAAACGAAGAGCGGTCTCGAACGTTGGCAGCGGGAGACCGGCTTCGAACTCATGTCGGACGTCACTGCGACTCGCCTTCAGCGATGGTTCAACGATAAGATCGAAAAGGGCGGGGTCAAGATCCCGACGGCGGATCGATATCTCGCTCACGTTCGCGGTCTCTTCGATCACGCGCTTCAGGCCGGACGCGTTTCCCGCAATCCCGTGGACGACGTCGTCGTCCCGAAGTTCAAGCACGTAATGCGCGACGTCTGGATTCCAATCGAGGGTATGAACAAGCTCCTCGATCACTGCATGGATCGGGAGCTCAAGTACGCGATGTACTGCTCGTTCCACGCGGGGCTGCGATATGAAGAGGTCGTCATGAGCCGACCCGAGTGGTTTAATCTCTCGCTCAAGACGCTCACGGTTCGAATGGACCCGATGCCAAACGGCTGGAAGCCCAAGGATCGGGAGCAGCGGACTATTCCCCTGACCGATGAGTTCTACTCTTTCCTGATGAACGAGTACCCGCTACGCGGCCCGTATATGATGGCGCCAAACATTCAGAAGGGCTCGGCCAGATATCGATACGACTTCAAGAAGCGCTTCACCCGTTATATCCGTGAGCATGGTTTCGCGGGTTATACTTTTCACGATCTGCGTCGCTCGTTCGCGTCGCAGCACGCCAGCGCCGGTACGAGTCTTTACAAGATCGCGAAGTGGCTCGGCGACGGCGCGCAAGTCGTTGAGAATCACTACGGCCATTTGCAAGCGTACGACGACGGAATCAATCTACCTGGGCAACGATCAGCGACGACGAACGTCATCCCGATGCGCGCTTCTGCCTAAGTTATTAGCCGAAGCGCTATAGCGCGATCCCGTCCTTTAGTACGGGGTGCCGCTTTTTCTTTACGACGGCTATTTCACGTTTCAAGTTTTCCGTAATTTCCCGCAATTAGGAAAACAATATCGGAGGACATCGCATTGAAGTACGCATCATCCCCCATTCTGTTTGTGGCCCCGACGCTCCTTTTCGAGAACTGGAATCAGCATATCCATTCCGCGTCGGATGAGGTCGCTTCTGTTAAGTCGACCGCCCGACTCGGCGGCGAAGTCGTCGAGAAATTTTATAACGTCGTACGGGAGACGTACACCGATCTGCGGCAGGTAGCTATCGCGAGTCGGAGGAGAGGGATTGGCCTTTGACCCTGGCGGCTTTCGTTTGATCCTTTTGCGCCGGTTCATCTGGAGTTGTCTTACAAAGCTTAAAACACTTGTACCGATTGTCACGCTTTCACGTTTTTCCAAATTTCCGCACTTTAGCCAAAGTCTGATTTATGTCGAGTTCGAAAAAAAAGGGAAAACAGCTGGTGATGATTGAGCTGACTCCCGAGGAGCAGCAGCGAATCGCCGCAGAATGCGTCGCTTCAGAACGCAGTACTGGTCAAATAATCAAGCAAGGGCTCAAGCGATTCGTAAAGCTTCTGAAAAAGAACAAGATCACGATCGTGGCCACTGCCCTGTTTCCCTTCCTCGCAGCCATATACGACCATTTACAATGAGCAAAGTAACGAAACCCCTGCCGGTTGCGCGCCTGCTGTCGCGTCGCGAAGTCGAGACGATACTCGGCCCGACGCGTTTTAAGGACGCGCTTCAAGCCGGATGGATAAAGCCGCGAGCCAGAAAAAAGGGCGCGGGACAACAGACCGATACGTACGCGCTCTCGGACGTTCGCGACGTTGAGGATCGAATTTTAAACGGCGAGTATCCTGGCCAAGCGTAAGACAAAACTTCATCACAAGGAGACAAAGCTTAAATGGCATCACACACTGATACTGAGACCCTAGCGGTCGTTCCCCAGAAAACACCGATCGAGCTCGGCCCGCGCGGTATCGAGCTCAATACGCTCTCGGAGCTCGGGCGTTTTGCGCAAATCGTTTTAGAGTCGGGTCTTGCGCCCGAGAGTCTTGATACTCTTCAGAAGATTATTCTGGCGCTGGAGCTCGGTATGGAGCTCGGCTTCCGACCGATGCAAGCGCTCGCGAATATTGGCGTCATCAACGGGCGCGCCGGGATCTATGGCGACGCGGCCAAAGCGCTCTGCGAAGCCTCTGGCCTGATGATCGACTACAAACAGCGCTTCGAGGGCTCGATCAAGGATGGTACGCGCAAGTGGATCGTCGAGTCGCTGCGTAAGGGACGGAAGGAATATCTCGTTACTGAGTATTCGATCGACGACGCAAAGACCGCAGAGCTGTGGGGAAAGCTGACAAAAACCGGAAAGCCGACACCGTGGGTAACGGCGCCCGATAGAATGTTAATGTTTCGAGCTCGCGGCTTTAATCTTCGCGATAACTTCCCTGACGTTCTGAAAGGCTTCAAGACGTACGAAGAGCTCGAAGGCTATACTCCCGAGGTTGATCCGGCAGATCACGAGACACGATTGAAGCGCGCGAAGCCCGCGCGCGTCGCCGAGCCGAAATTCGAATCGCCGAAGGAACCCGAGAAATTCGATCCGGCGCACGACGAAACACAGCCAGGCCTTTTCGCGCCGAAGTCAAAGCCGCCCCCAAAAGAGCGGAAAGAAGAGGCGCCTCCACCGGCTGAAGAATCGCAGAAAGAGCCGGAGAAAAAAACGCCCGGGTCCGAGGCGACGACGCCCCCGAAGAAACTGCGCCCGTATGTCGAGCTTAGAACGCGACTGCTCGAACTCAAGCGAACGCCCGAGGACTTCGTAGCGCTCTGCGTCGATCGCGAAGCCATCCCCGAGCCGCGCCCGTTCGAAGAGCTCGAAGAGGATCTCGTCAAGTACGCCGTCGAGCATTGGGACGAAGTAAAAGGCGAGCTCGCGTCATTCACTGCTGGCAAGAAATGAGCACGCTTGAACGTTATAAAGACGAGCGGCGAGGGCTCCCGTCTGCGTCGAACATGTATCGGCTCGCGAACTGTCCTGGGAGTCACGCGCTCATTCTCTCGCTGCGCGAGCTCGGGATGTACTACGACACCCCGAACAAGTACGCCGCCAGTGGCCGGCGAATCCATGCGTGGCTCGCCGCGCCGACGCTCGACGCTCGACTCGCGATTCAAGCGACGATGTCGAATGAGGAGATCAATACGGGCGAAGCGTGCGAAGAGATCGCGGATCGACTTTTAAAAGAGTGGTGCGGTCTGGGCATGGCAGAGATTCGAGGTTATGACCGATTCCGTCTCTCACAGGAGAATCGGTATTGGTATCGAACGGGGCTCAGGCCGCGATTCAGCGCGCAACCGGATCGCTGCGTGACGGAGTTGCGTTACGAGCGGGAGATGATCTTCAACTGGAAGACCGGCCGCAGGGAAGAGGACGACGCGCCGATCAATCTACAACTGCGAACCGAGGCGATCGCGCGCAAAGCGAACGAGCCCGCGCTGCGCTCGATCCGTACCGTGATCGTCGAGCCGTGGATCACGCACGATCCAGTCGTTTGCGACTACAACGAAGAGACGCTTCAGACCGCCGAGGGCGAGATTCTCACTTACGTCGATCGAGCCCATTGGGAACGGGATCAACGCGTCGCTGGTCCGTGGTGTGAGTTCTGCCCTGCACGCGCGTATTGTCGTGAGGCACGCGATTACATCGGGCGGGTACATAGACTATCGGTCGATATCGACAAAGCCATCGTACAGCTTCCTAGAGGCGAGAAAGGGGGGGCGGTAATCGAATCGATCGGGACTGCGCGCAAGATTCTCGACTCGCTGGAGGACGCTTACAAGCGACTGCTCAAAGCCGAGCCGGACGCCGTCGATGGCTGGCATCTGCGCGATCCCGCCGAGCGTCGAACGATCTCGGACTACACGCAGGCCTTCCAGCGATTGCAGTCGGCCTTTCTTATTCCCGACGAAAAAGGGAAACCAACCGAGGAGTCGCGCTTCACACGCGAGGACTTCTTGAGCTGCATGACGCTCTGGGTCGGTAAGCTCGAGGAAAAGTGGGCTCAATTGGCTGGCGAAAAACTCGGTCGCAAAGACGAGCGCGCCGAGAAGAAATTCGATGCGTTGATGGATGGGCTAATCACGATCAGCTTGGATGAACCCGTACTCGCGCCGCTCTCGAAGAAAGAGAAAGAGCGACGCGCGAAACTGAAGGAGATCGCCGATGCAAGTGTTTAAAGTCGTAAAAGGGGAAATCCCGAAGCGTCACAGCGCGCCCCGCAAAAAGATTCGCGATACGTACGTCAAGATGGATGTCGGCAGTTATTTCGAGATCGAGAGCGCCGATGTTGCCAGAGGTACGCTATATCGGATGGCTCAAGCCGCCAGAATTAAAGTCGCCGTCTCGGCGATCCGAAATGGAGCAAAGCAGATTATCATGTTTCGCGTTCTGAGGATCGAATGAGCGAGTTTAGCTTTGAAGAACTTCACAAATGCGCGAATCACGAGCTCGCCCAGCGGCGACGCGTTTATCCGCGACTTGTCGCTGCCGGTAAAATGACGAAAGCCGACGCGGATCGGGAAATCGCGATGATGAGCGAGATCGCTGAATACTTCGAGACAAAGCGCCAACCGAAACTCCTATAAATTCATTAACCAAGTTTAACGGGGCGACGGCGCTAAATCATTTTCGGAGCAAATCATATTCATTGTTTGGATGATTAGGACGAGCTGAAATGGGCATTAGACAAGAAGACGTAACGGACGCGATGAAAGAGCGTATGGATCCGCGCGATAAAGAGCGCGAGATCAAGCGACGCGGTCGTCGCGCGATGGAGACTACCAACGAGGCTGTCGCGCGCGAGCTTTTGCGTCTTGAACGCGAAGATCACTCGGAGTTTGCGGGCTATTTGAACTTGAAGGGAATCGAGTTCGAGCACGACGATCCGACGCAGCGATCGACTAACCGAAAGGGCTGGCCCGATTTCCGGTGCTACTATCCGTTTGGACTCGTTCTATTCGTCGAGTTTAAGCGTCGTCCGAATAAGCTAACCAAAGAGCAAGAAGAGGTTCGTCGATATTTGGAGGGCGCCGGGTTCCCGTACGTCGTCGCGTACTCGCTCTCAGACGGAATCGAAGCGGTTAACAAGTACCTCCTAAAGCGATGAATCCTTTCGATTACGCGTTGCGCTTAATTCCAAGCTTTTCTAACATGAACCAGCCAATCGATCCCAAACTGCGCAAGTTTGTCGGCGCCGACCAGCTTCTTCGGTCGCAAGTATCTTTTACCGAAGTATAGGGAGTCGGATTATGCTAACCTCGCTGCCGCTCAGTTTATCGACGACGAAGTAGCGCGCTGTGCGCTCGATCATGCTATCGAGTCGCGCGCCAACGGTTACACGAGAGAGCTCGACTGTAGTGCGAGCTGCCAGCTGTCGGTGAGACACCGGGAACACCGTGGGCGGGCCCGCTCGCAGAAGCGTCGCTTTTAGAAGTGCAATTGAGTGTGTGCATGCGAGGCACCGCGCGGCGCGCTACATTCGCCGGATCGCAGGTTCCGCAATCTTGCAACGTGGGACAGTCGCCATCCATTAGCCCGTTTCAAAGAAAACACTGTTTCGCTTCGTCGAGAAAGTCGGACACGGTTTCGAGCGCGGCTTTTTATGGCCCTTGCGTGAGCCAGCGGCATATTTGTGTTGGCTACGTAATCGAAAACGATGAGCGAGAGAGTTCTCGCGCAAGTTCGCCAGTAATATCCCTGGCCGATGGTTTTCGAGTTCAACTCCGGGACAAACGCCCGGCGGCCTAAATGGAACCAGCATGTTGACGTTTTAGATCGGATTTTGTTCTAATTACGATCAGTGGAGAGATTATGGCACGAGTAAAGAGAACGGCTGGAGCCCAGCGCGCTGAGAGCTACAAGCACCCAGAGTCTACGAATACCATGCGGCCGGAGGTGGGGACGCAAGCGCAGTTCAAGAAGAAAAAGGCCCCGGTTGCGTATCGCTACGATTCGTCGCTCTCGCCGACGCTCGATTGGGACGGCCAAAACGCCGCCCGCGAACAGGGGGAGGCAGCCCTCCGCCAGATTCTTGAAGCAAAATCCCTCGAAGAAGCGAAGTGGGCTGCCCAGCAGCTGAAGGCGCTCAGCAAGCCGTTCTTGAACTGGGCAGGAAAGGCGGAGCGGCTCTCTTTCGATGTACCCACGTTACCGCTTTTCGTTCACGAGCGGCTTTCCACGAAGGCGATCATCGAGACCCTCGGCAGTCACAAGCGCGACAAGCAGGAGACGATGTTCGAGCTCTTTGGTGACCCGCAGCATTCCTTCACCGACCAAGTGTTGCGCGCCTACGAGCACCGGGACAAGTGGGTGAATCGGATGATTCTGGGCGATTCGCTCGTGGTGATGAACTCGCTCCTGCATTACGAAAATCTCGGCGGGCAGGTGCAGATGATTTACATGGACCCTCCCTATGGCGTCAGCTACGGGTCTAATTTCCAGCCATTCGTGCGGAAGAGAGATGTTGGGCACAATGATGACGAGGACATGACCCGTGAGCCGGAGATGGTGCAAGCCTACAGAGACACTTGGGAATTAGGTTTGCACTCTTACCTGACGTATTTACGCGACCGGTTGCTCGTAGCTCGCGAACTGCTATCTGCGAGTGGTAGCGCGTTCGTGCAGATCAGTGATACAAATCTGCATCATGTCCGCGAATTAATGGATGAGGTATTTGGTTCAGAGAACTTCGTGGCAGTCATCAATTTCAAAACGATGATGCCGCTGGAATCAGGGGAAATCGAGTCGGTCGTTGATTATCTCTGTTGGTACGCCAAGGACAAGGAGCGCCTGAAGTATAGGAACCTGTTCACACGCAAGAATGTCGGGCGCGACTCGGAGTTTGTTTTCGCTGATGCTGGAAATGGCGAATACCGACGACTTATCGCCGACGAGATAGCCAATTTTGACGAAACGGCTCGGGAATACGCAATATTCAAACGATCCGATCTTGCTTCTTCGGGATACACGCCGTCCTGTACATTTCCAATCGAATTTCATGGCCAAACCTTTACTACAAAGCGGGGCAAGAGCTGGCGCACGACGCCGGAGGGTGTTGAGGTCCTAAAAAAGCAGAACCGGCTGTTCGTTCTAGGCAAGAAGTTGTACTACAAAATGTACTTGCGTGATTTCGGCTATTCGTCACTCATCAACTCGTGGCACGACACGATAGAGTTCGGCGGACGCCTCTACGTTGTTCAAACGACACCCACGGTCATCGAGCGTTGCTTACTCATGACGACCGACCCCGGTGATCTCGTTCTGGATCCCACCTGTGGCAGCGGAACAACGGCTTACGTCGCCGAGCAGTGGGGACGCCGATGGATCACGATCGACACCAGCCGCGTCCCGCTCGCTCTCGCTCGCCAGCGGCTGCTGACCGCAACCTTTCCGTGGTACGATTTGAAAGACGAAACGCGCGGGCCAGCCGCTGGATTTGTTTACAAGCGCAAGCAAAACAACAAGGGCGAAGAAATCGGCGGGATTGTACCGCATGTGACTTTGAAGAGCATCGCGAACAACGAGCCGCCCGAAGAAGAGGTGCTGGTGGACCGGCCTGAGAAAGACAACCGCGTCACACGTGTCACGGGTGCCTTTTGCGTGGAGGCGACCATTCCCACGCCCGTCGACTTGGGGATTGATGTCGCCAATGTCCCATCTGAAACCGCAGACGGCGAAGAGGGCGGGGCTACATATATAGACCGGATGTTAGAAGTGCTACGCAAGTCGCCCCTCTTGCGATTGGAAGGGAACAAGACAGTTACGTTGAAGAACATTCGTCCGCCTGCCAAGACGCTTTCGCTTTCCGCGGAGGCGCTTGTGGACGCAACAGCGCCTGGGCAATCTCCCACTTTACAGGACGCCGTCGAAGAGGCCGCGGAGAAGAATGAGAAGGCACTACCGCTGTCAGCTAAGCCCGTGGCAATCGTATTTGGCCCGGAGAACGGTGCTGTGAGCGAGAGACTAGTTCAGGAGGCTGCTAAAGAGGCATCGCTTAAGAACTATACGCACCTCTACGTCATCGGATTCGCTATCCAGCCTAATGCCCGCCAGTTGATCGAGAACTGTGACGCTGTAGCCGGTATTCCTGCCACTTACATCCAGGCAACCCCTGATCTCATGATGGGCGATTTGCTTAAAAACATGCGGAGCAGCCAGATCTTCAGTGTCTGCGGTCTGCCGGAGATTAAGGTTCACCAGAGTGGCAGCAAAGAATCCAAGAAATATCAGGTGGAATTGCTCGGTCTGGATAGTTTCGATCCCGTGACGATGGAGACGCATCACCGCGCCGGCAATGATGTGCCGGCGTGGTTCCTCGATACGAATTATAACGGCCTGTGCTTCCACGTTTGTCAGGCATTTTTTCCGCGCACTGGAGCGTGGGACAACTTGAAGAAAGCACTGAAGGGGAGCTACGAAGAAAGCGTTTGGGATCATCTGTCCGGCACCACCAGCGCGCCTTTCGAGGCAAGCGAGCATGGCCAGATTGCCGTCAAGGTGATCGATGACCGGGGCAATGAACTGATGGTGGTCGAGAGACTCTAAGAACCGATGAGCTTCGAAGTATTAGAACCAATACTGAACTCGCCTTTTGAGAAGCCGAGTCGCTACTGGTACATCCAGGAGGGCGAGCAGCCCCAGCTGCGCGAAGGGAGACGCCCGCCGGTTATCTTCCCGCCACGTGACCAGAAGGAAGAGTGGACGGAGACCGCCCTGTTGCAGCGCTCCAAAGAGTACCCAGGCGGGTATGAGCTCGCCTTGGTAAGCTTAATCCGGGAGCGGTTGGAAGCCTGGCGAGGGCAGGGCTACCCAGGCGTTACGCGCACGACACTCGAACTACTGCAATGGTGGAGACGCGAGGGTCGCGAAAAGCGGCTCTTCTACACACAACTGGAGGCGGCGGAGACTATCATCTTCCTCACTGAAGCAAGAGCCGATTTTCTGCAGGGGATTTCGATACCGCGCGACGAACCAAGCGACGACCGTAAGGCAGACGGATATACAGGATTCGTGCGCTATGCCTGCAAGATGGCCACCGGCTCCGGGAAGACCACAGTCATGGGGACGCTCGCCGCCTGGAGCATTCTGAATAAGATCAACGATCATAGCGATGGGCGGTTCTCTGATGTGGTACTCGTTGTATGCCCTAACGTTACTATCCGCGACCGGCTTACAGAGCTCGATCCCGAACGAGGCGAGGCTAGCATTTTTCGCACCCGCGATCTGGTTCCTTCTCATTTAATGCCGTTGCTGACGCAGGGGAAAGTTCTCGTCACTAACTGGCACGTCTTTGAGCCACAAAACGTGCAAATAGGCGGTTTGACCGCCAAGGTCACTAAGGCTGGCGTTCCGGTGCGTACACGTGAGACGATCAACATCGGCACCAGGACGACCACGGCTCGCGGATCGCGCTACTTGACCCTGGAAGACCTTGAGAGACAGGTTTCGGCAGGCTTGCTAACCCTTCTCGAAGAGCAGAGGGACCGCGACGGGAGTCTGAAGAAGGTTAAAGTTGAGTCAATTCGCTACGTCGAAAGCGATACGTCACTCATCAATCGTGTACTGGGCCGAGAAGTAGGGGGAAAGCAGAATATCCTTGTACTCAATGACGAAGCCCACCACGCCTACCGCATTAAGCGCGACGAGCCTGAGTCCGGTGAGGAGGAGGAGTTTGGCGAAGAAGAGGCGGCAGAGGAATTCTTTCAGGAAGCCACCATCTGGATCGATGGACTGGACCGAATCCACAAGCATCGCGGCATCAACTTCTGTGTTGATCTTTCTGCGACGCCGTATTTCCTGGGTCGAGTCGGCCAGGAGACAAACAAGGCATTCCCGTGGGTGGTCAGCGATTTCGGGCTGGTGGACGCTATCGAATCCGGTTTGGTAAAGATACCGCAGATGCCAGTGCGCGACGCTACCGGCACCCAAATCGCAAGCTACTTCAATATCTGGAACTGGATTTTGCCGAAGCTGACGCCGGCCGAACGTGGCGGAACGAAAGGAAACCCCAAGCCCGAGGCAATCCTGAAGTGGGCCAACACACCCGTCGCCATCCTCGGAGGCCTATGGCAAAAAGAGCTTGAAGATTTTCAGAAGTCAAAGACCGAGACACGGCCCCCGGTGTTCATCCTCGTTTGCAAAAACACCAGAATTGCCAAAGTCGTTTACGAGTGGCTCGCCGAGGATAAGGCTCCACTTGGACTTCCGCCGGCCAACATCGAGGGATTCCGCAATCGTGATGGCAAGGTAAATACCATCCGTGTGGACTCGAAGGTTGTGCACGAAACGGATACGGGAGAAGCAAAGAGCGACGAGTCTCGGTGGATGCGATTCATTTTGGATACGGTCGGGAAGGCGGACTGGACTTTAGACCGGCAAGGCCGACCCATTTATCCCTACGGGTTTGAGGCCTTGGCAGAGAAGCTAAATCGTCCCCTACACCCGCCAGGCCGGGACGTCCGATGCATCGTGAGTGTAGGAATGCTCACCGAAGGGTGGGATTGCACGACGGTGACTCACATTATCGGTATTAGACCGTTCATGTCCCAATTGCTGTGCGAGCAGGTGGTAGGCCGCGGCCTGCGACGCGCTAGCTACGAGCTGGGACCGGACGGGAAGTTTACTGAGGAAGTGGCCCAAGTCTTCGGAGTGCCGTTTGAAGTGATTCCCTTCAAGGCGAATCCGCATGGCACCCCAAGACGGCGCGAGCAGCGCTACCACGTCCACGCGGTGCCCGAAAAAGCCCAGTACGAGATTCGATTTCCGCGCGTCGAGGGCTATACTCAGGCTATCCGAAACCGGGTAACGGCGGATTGGTTCAGAGTGCCGCCTCTTTTGCTGCAGCCCGACCGCATCCCTCCGGAAGTCGAAATGAAGGGCCTGAGCGTAAATAACAGAGGCCGTCAGTCCTTGACCGGCCCGGGGCGAATCAGCCAAGCCGATTTGGAAGCGTTCCGTTCCAAGAGAAGGTTTCAAGAGCTTGTATTCGAGTTCGCCCGAGCTCTAACTAGAGACTACGTGGCCCAGCCGCGATGCGAGGCACCGGCACACGTCCTGTTTCCGCAAGTGGTGAGGATCGCGCAACGCTATTTGACTGAAAAGGTGCGGGTTCAGTCGCCCGCTGACATCAAAGATCTGTTCCTGGCTCCGTACTATGGCTGGCTAGTGGAGATTCTGGTAGAGCACATTCACCCGGATACTTCGCAGGGTGAGGCCCCGGAAGTACCGCGCTACGAGGCCAGCCGTGGCCCTGGCTCGACGGCCGAGGTTGACTACTGGACCAGCCGCGAGCCACGCGAGGTGGTTCGCTGCCACGTCAACTACCTTGTTCCCGATACACAGAGGTGGGAACAATCGGCCGGCTATTTTATTGATACCCATCCAGCAGTGGATGCATTCGTGAAGAATGCTGGTCTCGGCTTCGCCATACCCTATTTGTATAATGGTCAAATGCACGACTACATGCCCGACTTCATCATTCGTCTTAAGACAGATCCTCCGGTCCATCTGATTCTTGAAACGAAGGGATTTGATGAGCGGGAACAGGTAAAGCGTGCCGCAGCCGAACGGTTGGTTGCAGCAGTCAACGCCGATGGCACTTTCGGGATGTGGAAGTACTCGCTGGCAAAGAAGCCGACCGAAGTGAGTCAGCTAATCGATGCAGCCGCCAGCCCTTAACCGAGCGGGAATACTGTTTCGATCGAATCAAGGAGAGCCGAGCGAAATCGAGCTCGACAATCTGTCTTACAAAATATAATTGTTGTCTTTCACAGAGGTGGAGATGAGAACGGAGAAAAAAATGTTCCTGGCGGGGAAGACGACCGTCACGATCGCGCGTCGATCAAGTGCTCTTCTCTCCATCTCCGACACTTGATAGTTGGCTAGCAGGCGCGCGATTGGTGGCGAATTCCTCGCCGGGACGCCCCTTAGTAGAATCGCGATAGGTACTCAGATGAACACTCGGCGAGAGTATCAACGAACCGTCCGGTTTCTAAGGGATGACCGCTGATCTCAAAGCCTATCGACTTAACAACTATCGCAGAATCATAACGCCAAAATTGTCATGAATACCCCGGCGACCACTCCCCAGGAAAGAATCACGCGGCTTGTTCAACGCGCGATCGTCGAAGCCAAGCGACGAAATCGCGGGCCGATATACCACTTACTCGCTCGACTGCACGAGCTCGACTCCGAAACCGAGCGCTACAAGATCGCCCAGAAAAACGAGCGCCGAATGACGCTCGATCACGCGGGCGGTATGCGCGCAGCGCTCGCTTTCGCTGTCGCCCTCATCATGAAATACCGCCATCGTACGGCTGGCGTTACTACCGATGAAGTTGACGTTGCCCTGCGTCGTCTCACCAAGGGCGGCGTATTCATCACCATAGCAAACGAGGATCTTCCAGCCGCAGCATAGGGAAAGGAGGCCCTCGCTATGTCGCAGACGTCGAACGTCGAGCGCGCCGATTTGATCGAGCGCTTTCGAATCCCATTTATTTGGCGACTCTTAAACTGCCCGGGCGAGCCGAGCGCAAAATGCCGCTCGCCGTTCAGGGAGGATCGGCACCCGTCGTTCGGGATTTTCGACAACGGGAAAGGCCTTCAAGGATTTTTCGACCGGGGATGGCGGAAACGTGTTTCGGTTCTTCGGGTTGGCGACCGGCCACGGCGCGCTCGACGAATACCGCGAGTTCAAGCGCTTTCTGGCCTCAAAAGGATACGTCGTTGGCGCTAATGGCCAAAATGGAGCGCCAAAATCGCGGCCTGAGCGACTTTTGAGTTCGCCCGAAGGGAAAGATACTGCCAGCGCTAACCAAGACGCCCTGCGGACTGCTATCACGCTTCTCAGGCGTCCGACAAACGTTGAGCTTTGTCAGATCGCCGAAAAACGAGGGCTCTCCGGTACGGCTCCATTTATGGCGAGCGAGCTTGGTTGCCTGCTTGTGGGTAACGTCGGAGGATTCGAGTCGTGGGTCTTAACGGACGCGGCCGGTAAATGCGCCGAGGCGCGGCGGTTGGACGGCGCGCTTTTTCCGAGTATCGGCACCCTGAAAGAGCGCAAAGCGCATACGCTCAAAGGGAGCAAGAAAAACTGGCCGGTCGGACTCGTTCCAAAACAGCGCGACTGCCAGCGGATTCGCTCGATTCTCTGGGTCGAGGGCGGGGCCGGATTATCTCGCCGCCTGCCACTGGATTGGGCTCTTTAGCAACCACGACGTTCTGCCGGTTGCTATGCTGGGCGCGATGGCCGGCAGCGCCGGTCTCGACGACGAGGCACTCGAACTGCTCAAAGGGCGCCGGATACGCATTATCTGGCACGTCGAACAAAATCAGGCGGGCCGGAACGCGGTCTGTGCCTGGGTCGAAAAGCTCAAAGCGATCGGATGCGACGGCGACGCGCTCAACGTCTCGATACTCCACCAAGACGCCAAGGACTTAAACGATCTGACGCGGTTACTCTCGCCCGAACAACAAGAGGCCTTCGCCACGGATCTATTGCCATGATGGAAAATATCCGACCATTTCCCAAGGAGGCGATCGAGCGCTTTTCGCGAATCACCTCAAACGGCGCGCACACTAACGGCGAGCACGAAATCCCGTACCAGTTGCGCGGCTCCAATGCGATTGAGTACGCCACCCGAGTCGTCGAAGCCGACAGTTGTCTGCTCGCAAATCGATATCTGACGCGCGGCAGCGGCATGTTTTTCGTCGCGCCCAGCGGCCAGGGTAAATCCACGGCTGTAATGCAGATGATGGTCTGCTGGGCTTGTGGTCGCGAAAGCTTCGAGATCGCGCCCTCGCGCCCCTTGAGAATCATCATGATTCAGGCCGAGGACGACGATGCGGACTTGACCGATATGGCCAAGGTTGTCGACCATCTCGGTTTTAGCCAGGCCGAGCGCCAGCGGATCGCGGCGAACTCGTGGATTGAGACGATCAACGACAAGATCGGGCTCGACGCGATTCGAGCCATCGAGAAAATCCTCGAACTGCGCGCCTGCGATCTGCTCATCTTGAATCCGTATCTCGCCTATTTGGGCGCGGATTCCAAAGACGAGGAGGCCAACTCGACGTTTCTGCGCGCCTACTTTCAAGCGCTCCTAAATCGCTATCGGATCGCCGCGCTCGTCGTTCACCACACGCCGAAGACAAATTTTCGGCATAATACTGCCAAGTGGTCCACGATGGACTGGATGTATTCGGGCGCGGGCGCGGCCGTTCTCACTAATTGGGCGCGCGCCATCCTCGCGATGGATCCGCTCGGCGAGAGTGGCGTGTTCAAGTTTATCGCTGCCAAGCGACATCAGCGGATCGGCTGGGAACACACCGTCAACTATTTCCGGCACGACCAGCGCCCCGGCGTTTTACTCTGGACCAAGGCGACGGCGGCTGAGATCGCGAACGCGACCTCCTCGGCAAAAAATGGCGCTATCGCCAGAGACACTCTGATTGAGCTCATTCCGGTCTGCGACGGCATCTCGATCGATCGTTTACACGCCGAGCTCAAGAAAAAGGGCTTCAGCGAAAAGACTCGCAAGAGCGCGATCGCGCTGGCGATCGAGGACGGCGATATCCACATCGGCTGGATTTGGCCGGGCGGTCGGGGTCAGAAACGCAAGATGATTTATCGGGGCGCGGACGATCTTTTCCCGAACGAAGAAAAGGACGACGACTAAAACCCGCGACTAAAACATGACTAAATTTGCTCCCTCTTTTAGTCGCAGTAAACGAGTAACGACTAAACGAGCGCGCGCGCATATAATAGCGCGCGCTCGCTTTTAGTCGCTCGCTTTACTGCTGCTTGAGAGGGTCACTAAAACCACCACCCGCAAAAAGCAACGTTCCACGCGGAACTAGGAGACCCTACCAAAATGAGAATCTGCATCGACGCCGGTCACGGCGGAAAAGATCCCGGCGCTGTTGGCCCGAGCGGGCTCAAAGAAGCGCCAACTGTACTCGATATCTGTAAACGGCTCGTTTCGATCCTGACCGGGATGGGGCTAACGACGCGACAGACGCGCCCAATCGAGGAGTTTGTCGAGCTCGGCGAACGCTACCAGATCGCCAATAGTTGGGACGCGGACTACTTCGTGAGCATCCATTGTAATTCGAACGGCCCGAGTGCCGAGGGTATCGAGACGTTGTACACGACCACGAGCGGAAGGGACTTGGCGGTGCCAATCCAGAGCGCGCTTATCGCGGCAACTGACGATCGCGATCGCGGCCTTAAAGAGCGCGATAATCTCGCCGTGTTAAACGGGACGAATATGCCAGCCGTACTCGTCGAGGTCGGCTTTATCAGTCATCCAGAGACAGAGTCAAAGCTCAAGACCTCCGACTACAAGCAACTGCTCGCCGACGCCATTGCGCGCGGGCTAGCCGAGTTCTTGGATATTCCCGCGATATACAAACCGCCACCGCCATCGTAAATGCTCAACTTGGTCATGCCGCCACTACACCCAAAGGAGCATACCCCCTATCCCCTATGGTCATTGTTCTGATAATTTTGGTTTTATTTTTAATTCTCGGACCGAAGGTCGCCAGCCCGCTCTTTAGTCCTTACATGCCCGCAACTTACATACTCCTGGGGGTAGTGCTTATCGGGCTGGTACTGATCGCTTTCCATCTCGCATGAATTAACTGGAGAACCCATATGCCAATAGTCAAGGGACACAGCCGCGCTTCGATCTCGAAAAATATTCGGCAGTTCTACAAGGACTTCCGGCGACGCGGCTACAGCAAAGCAAAGGCGCAACGTATGGCGCGCGGCGCGGCATACTCGACCGCTCGCTTGGCTGCGAGGCGCGCGGGAGCACGCCCATCCCATCTGCCGTGAAAATTTTTGTTAGCACACCCCGGTAAGTTTTATCCGAGCGAGTCACCGGCAGCGCGCGCTCGCGAGCGCCAAAATTTTCTAAATTTTTGCAAAACGCAATCACGTGTCGTGTCGTGGCGTCGTGCCCGGTACTGAGCTTAGGACCGAAAAGCGACTAACAATGCCATAACAATGCCCAAGGAATCACCGAAAAAGAAAAACGGCGACGCTCCAGACGACGAACCCGAGCGCACTTCGAAGCCCGAGCGCTTGTTCGCTTCTCACTCTCTTTTAGAGAGGGAGAAAGGTCGAGGCGATACGCGCGACTTTCCCGCTTATCGCATCATGAAAGTCGAAGCGCTCATCCCATACATCCGTAACGCTCGAACGCATACCGACGCGCAGATAGCGCAGATCGCCGCGTCGATTCGCGAGTTTGGCTTCACCAATCCGATCCTTATCGATAGCGAGCGCGGCGTCGTCGCCGGTCACGGTCGCCTCTTGGCCGCGCGCAAGCTTGGCATGGTCGAGGTCCCGGTGGTCGAGCTCGCGCACCTTACGCCCGCGCAGAAGCGCGCCTATGCGCTCGCCGACAATCGACTCGCGCTCTCCGCAGGCTGGGACGAAGAGATGCTCCGAATCGAGATCGAGGACTTGAAGTCGATCGGCGTCGATCTCGCGCTCACCGGCTTCGAGAACATGGAAATCGATCAGCTATTCGCCGAGCCGACCGACGTTTCGAAGGAGTGGCAAGGGATGCCCGAGTTCGACATGGAAAACAAGATCGCGTTTCGCTCGATCATCATTCATTTCAAAGATCAGGACGCGGTCGACGAGTTCTCCCGGCTCATCGATCAGAACATAACGACTAAAATGCGCTCGCTCTGGCATCCCCGACTCGAAACAGAGAAGCTCGTCGATAAGCACTATAGCCCCGGTGAACCCTAGATTCCCGATCTACATTCCGAGCAAAGGCCGATTCGAGAGTCGGCTTACGAGCCGTTATCTCGAAGCGATGGGCGCTCCCTACCTGATGATCGTTGAAGAGCAGGAGTACAGCGACTACGCTGCCGTCATCGATGAGAAGAAACTGCTCGTGCTCGATAAGCGCTACCAAGAGACGTACCAGACGTTTGACGATCTCGACGACGCCAAGAGCAAAGGACCGGGACCGGCGCGCAACTTCGCCTGGGACCACGCGATCGCTTCCGGCGCAGAGTGGCACTGGGTAATGGACGACAACATTCGCGGCTTTTACCGGCTCAACAAGAACTTCAAGATCCCGGTCAGCGACGGTACGATCCTCGCGTGCATGGAGGACTTTTGCTTGCGCTACAAGAACGTGGCGATGGCCGGCCCGAACTATTTCATGTTCAGCCCACGTAAACGCAAGAAGCCGCCGATCACGCTCAACACGCGAATCTACTCGTGCAACTTGATCCGTAACGACCTCACTTTCCGCTGGCGCGGGCGTTACAACGAAGATACCGATCTCGCGCTTCAGATGCTAAAGGCCGGTTGGTGTACGATTCAGTTCAATACGTTTCTGCAAGACAAGATGACCACGCAGACGATGAAAGGCGGCTGCAACGACGACTTCTACACTAAGGAAGGGACGCTGCCGAAATCGCAGCTGCTCGTCAAGATGCACCGCGACGTCGCGAAAGTCGTCTGGCGCTTCCATCGCTGGCACCACTTGGTAGACTATCGCCCGTTCAGAAAGAACAAGCTGGTGCGCCGTCCAGACGTCGAGATCCCGAGCGGGACTAACGAGTACGGGATGAAGCTCGTTCTCGACTCGCGCTGGCAGAACGACCCCGCTCGGAAAGGCTTTACGTAGCAAGACTTTACTTTTGTCACACAGAGCGTCATCGTTGTCGAGTCGACAAGTTCGCGAATTACTTCGCGAAATGGTCTGCGATAGCGATTCGTTTTTGCTTTACAATCTCGGCGTTCGCTGGCGAGACGAGCTCGGCTGGAAGCTCTTGATGTACGATCGGAGCCTAGATCGAGCGATCCTATACAGAGAGCGCGAGCTCAAAGCCGTCTCGCTGGAAGAACTAGAGGCCGAAAACGTGGACGGAAACAACTAAGAAAATGCCCGCTCCGACTGTTAATACCGGCCAACTCGCGACGCTCTTCGATATCAGCGAGCGCCATATTCAGCGGCTCATTGTTGACGGCGTCTTGAAACGCGCGACCGATCCCGACACCGGCAAGGAACTCCGCGGCCGCTTCGATCTCGTACACAACGTACGCGCATATTGCAAGTATCTGCGCGAGCAAGCGCGTCTCGACGACGCGAGCGAGTCGATGTACGTCCGTCTCCGTAACCAGAAGATGGCTGCTGACGCCGAGCAAGCGGGTCTGCGACTCGCGATGTTTAAAGGCAGGCTGCACCGGACCGAGGACGTCGAGTTCGTCATTACCAACGTATTCACGGCGGTAAAAGCCGCGCTTCTAGCGATCCCGTCCCGAACGACGCGGCAGCTAATCGGCAAAAGCGATTATCAGACAATCTTCAACATCCAGATGAAAGAGATCGAGCTCGCGCTCGACGAGCTCATCGAGGTTAACGCGGCAATGTTCAACGCTCGTAACGAACAATACTTGAGCGCGCTATATCCAGAGCCCGCAGGCCCGATACGCTCGAACGGTAACGGCGAGGACGATGATAGTCAATCCGCCAACCCAGACGGAGATTGACGAACGGCACGCGGAGTTTTTTAACACTTGGCGGCTCTTCGATCGGTTAGTCTCGCTCTTCCGTAAGCCGCCGAAGATCACGCTCTCGGACTGGTCCGATCGCTACCGGCGACTTTCGCGCGAGTCGAGCGCCGAGCATGGGCGCTGGATGACCGACGCCGCGCCGTACGAGCGCGAGATCATGAACGCGATCAGCGATCCGTTCACGCCGTCGGTCGCGGTAATGAAAGCCTCGCAGTTGGGGATTACCGACTCCGCTATCCTAAACCCGATCGGCTACCACGTCAGCGAGGACCCCTGTCCGATGCTAGTCGTTCAGCCCACGGTCGAGCTCGCCGAAGCGTTCTCAACCGATCGCCTGGCTCCGATGTTCCGCGACTCGCCCAGGCTCCACGGTCTACTGGCCGAGCCGCGATCGCGCGACGCCCACAATACGCTGCGCCGGAAAAGCTTCGTCGGCGGCTTTATCGCGCTGGCCGGGGCCAACTCGCCAGCGACGCTCTCGGGCCGTCCGGTGCGGATCGTTCTCTTTGACGACATCGACCGCTATCCGCTCTCGGCTGGGAAAGAGGGCGACCCGATCGGCCTTGGAGTAGCGCGCACGAGCGCTTTCTGGAATCGCAAGATCGTTCTCGTATCGAGCCCGTCGATCAAAGGGGTATCGCGAATCGAGAAAGCGTTCGAGGACTCGACGCAGGAATATTGGTATTTGCCCTGTCCCTCCTGCGACGTGATGCAGATTCTCGATTGGGATCGGCTCGACTTCGATTCGGTCACGCACCGCTGCGCGGCCTGCGATCGAGCTTTTCCAAAATACGCGTGGCTCAGTGGCCAAGGCGAATGGCGCGCGCACCGCCCGATCGACGAGCGCGGGAATCGAGTTCTCAAGCGCGGCTTCCATCTTAACGGGCTAATCAATCCGTGGCTGGAATGGGAGATCCTCATCGACGAGTTCGTCGCTGCGAGCCGTGCGGCGAAGGAGGGCGACGTCGAGCTCTTGAAGGTCTTTCTCAATACGCGGCTCGGGCGACTCTGGGACGATCGCGGCGAGAAAATCGAGGAGGATCTTTATGAGACCCGTCGCGAAGTCTATCAAGAGGACGTCCAGATTCCCGATGGCGTGCTTGTGCTGACCGCTGGCGTGGACGTCGGCGAGCGCCAGCTCAACTACGAAATCGTCGGCTGGGGTAAAGGTAAAGAAAGCTGGGGAATCGAGTACGGCCGGATCGAGGGCGACCCGCGCGAGCAAGACGTCTGGGACGCGCTCGACGAGGCGGTCTATCGCCGCGTCTTTTCGTTCAACGACGGCAAGAAGATTCGCGTCCGCCGAATGTGTGTCGATTGCAATTACGCGTCTGACTACGTTTATGCGTACACGAAGCCGCGCCAGCCGCGTTGTATCTCCGTTCGCGGCGAGGGCGGGATCGGTAAGCCCTATATCAAGAGTTTTACCATGTCCAAGCTCAATCGCGCGACGATCGTCACCCTTGGCGTCGATGCCGGAAAGGAAGAGCTCGTCCATCGCCTGAAGGTTAACGTCGAAGGGCCAGGCTATTGCCATTTCCCGAAACTTGAGAACGACGAGCCCGCGCGCGGATACGACGAGGAATATTTCAAAGGGCTTAACCGCCGAGCAGCGAGTCATCAAGCACAAGCACGGCTTTCGTACCTATATCTGGACCAAGCGCCTAAGCCAGCGCAACGAGCCGTTTGACGTTCGAAATTACTCGCTCGCCGCGCTGCACTTACCGCATACCGGGATCAAGCTCGATACGATGGCGCGCGATCTATACGGCGAGAATCCTGCCGAGAAAGAGGCGAAGCCTGTTTTGCAGTACGGGCCCCAGAAACCGCCGCCGCCGCCGCGCGACCGTCCCGGGGAACAACGGCAATCGTCTCGCTGGGGCGCGCAGAATAGGCCGGCGACTTGGTAAAGGCCGCGATCAGGATCTCAGCCGCGATTCGGGTCCGGTAGCGTTCGGGCGTTTCGAGCGCGCAGAGAGAATTCCAGACAGATCGCGGAATAGAACATCTCAGGTAAACATCTTTGCCTCGAGGTCGTCCCGCGCCGTTACGTTTTCCGCCCCAGGACATTGTCATGCTTTGTCTTACAAACCATAACGAAAAGTCAACTTGATTCTGCGCCTATTATTTCAAGGCGCATTGAAAATCGAGTCGACTGAACGCATTGCAGCGACTGAATGCCTGGGAATGGTCAGTCACTTTCCTCGACCCAAGGTACGCCGGTCGCGATCGCTTCGGCAATCGTCGCGGCGGACCAGACGGTCGAGGAACTGACCCCATGCCAGCGCGCGCAAAAGATGCTCGACCAAGCGCTCGACGCTTTCGGCGAAGGTTCGGGTCGAGCGGATAAATCCTACGGGATCGGGACGCGAAACGTCGTCTGGCGCGATCCCGATAAACTCTGGGACGCGGTCATCAAAGCTGCGCAACTCGTTCAACGACTCTGTGGCTCGACGCCAATCGCCGACGCGATTCTAGCCGCCGAGGGCGCTCCGAAAGCCCGACGCGTAATTCTCCGAGATCGATGATCGCCAACGGTACAGTCCGACTTCCACGAGGCTTTCTTTGGGACGCTAACGGTCGCGAGGTAATCGTCCCGACTTCCTACGCCCCAGACGTTCGCGCGACGGGTTACAGCCACTATGGCGCCAATCGAATCAAGACGTCGATGATTGGCTGGAACGCGAGCGGCGGCTCGCCCGACGACGACATCGTCACTAACCTTCCGCTATTGCGCGAGCGCTCCCGCGACGTGTGCATGGGGATACCGCTCGCTCGAGGCGCGGTTGAGTGTCTATCCACTAACGTCGTCGGATACGGGCTGTATCCATCTCCTAACGTCGATGGGAGCGTCTTAGGGCTTAACGAAGCCGAATGCGCTGCGCTAAACGAGGAGCTCGGCACCAAATTCGACTGGTGGGCGAATTCGACCGAGGCGGATTATGACGCGCGCCTGACTTTCTACGGGCTGACCCAGCTCGCTTACGAGTCGATGATGTGGAGCGGCGACACGCCCGTGATGCTCGCGCAAAAGCAGCGCAAGAATAGTATCTGGAATCTGCGCGTCCGCGTCGTCGAAGCCGATCGCGTCTGCGACCCTCCCGGCAAAGCGCTCTCGACCGATCTTTCGACCTACGGCGGCGTCGAGCTCGACAATACAGGCGAGACCGTCGCCTATTGGGTAGCAAAGTTTCACCCCTTAGCGCGACGCGCTCGCTGGGTCGGCAATATCCAAGATTGGATTCGAGTACCGGCAGTCGGCGAAGTGAGCGGGCGTCGCAATATGTGGCTCATGATGCGACCAGAGCGGCCCGAGCAGCGTCGGGGCGGTACCGCTTCTAGCCGTCTGTTTAGAGAATCTCAAACAGGTAGGTCGATTCGTCGAATCGACGACGATCGCCGCTGTTATCCAGTCGTATTTCACGGCGTTCGTTCAGTCGGCGAATGCCGAGCGATCATATGTTCGACAACGTTATAGCGGACGATCTGCGCGACCGCTTTATCGCCGAGCTTTTCAAGCCGTACGGCGTCGAGCTCGGGCCGGGAATCGTCAACTTTCTCAAACCGGGAGAAACGATCAACGCCGTTACGCCGAGCCAGCCAAACGCGTCGTTCGGAGATTTTACGGTTGCGATGTCGAGATTTATCGGCGCGGCAGTCGGGATCCCGTACGAGATTCTGCTCAAGCAATTCAACGCGTCATACTCGGCGAGTCGCGCTGCGCTTCTCGAATTCTGGAAGCGCGTCAAGATGCATCGGCAGCTCGTCGTTGATCAGTTCTGCCAGCCCGTTTACGAGGACTGGATCGACGAAGCGCTCGCGCTCGGCGTTATTAGGCTATTCCGTGGCCGTCTGCTTGGATTGGGCGATCCGGCTATCCGATACGCTTTATGTCGGTGCAACTGGGGAGGCATCAGCGCCGGATCGCTCGATCCTTTGCGCGAAGCGATGGCCGCTGAAAAGCGGATCAATCTTTTCATCTCGACGATCGAGCGCGAGGCGATCGAGCTCAACGGAAGCGATTGGCGAGTCAATCTCAACCAAGCCCAAATCGAGGGTACTTCTGTTGACGCGGCGGGATTCTACCATCCGGCGCTGCGCGACGTCGCCGGGAGACCGATATGAAGCCAAACGTTCAATACGACAAGTTTTGGAAACTGACGGCGTCAGCGGAAAACGGCGATGCTCCCGACTTACCCTCTGCGGCCGATTTGCTAGTCTTCGGCTCGATCGGCGATCCGTTCAGCGAAGAGACCATCTGGGCCAAGTCCTTCACGCAAGAACTCTGGGCGATGCCGAAAAGCGTTAAGCGCCTTAACCTTCATGTGAACTCGCCGGGAGGAAACATATTCGAGGCGCAAGCGATTTATACCGCGCTCGCCGACCACCAGAGCGACAAGCAAGTCTATATCGACGGCATTCGCCGCAAGCGCGGCGTCCATTATCGCGATGGTCGGCCACAAGATTCATATCCGCGCCAACGCGACGATGATGATTCATCTGCCGACCGCGTTCGTTATGGGCAACGCGATGAAGCTGATGGAAGCCAAGCGAGTCTTGGACACGATTACCGAGGGAATGCTCAACGTTTACGCCAAGAAGAGCCGACGCGACCGCGAAGAGATTCGCGCAATGTTAGAAGCCGAAACTTGGTTTACTCCAGAACAAGCCGTCGAGAAAGGTTTTCGCCGACGAGGTGCGCGGCGTTATCAAAGCCGCTGCTAGTCTCGGCAACGGTTACACGCGCTTCGGTAGCGCGGTCTTTAATCTCGCACCGTTCGAATACAAAAACGTGCCCGCATTCGCGAGCGAAACAGACCCACAAGCTATGCCTAAGAATACTCCGCGCGCGCAAACGAGCGCGCCTCCTGATGATGAACCGTCTTCACCACAGACGGCGACACCTCAACCTCCACCGGCTGACCCACCGCCACCGCCGCCAGAGTCCGCCGCGAACGCCGAGACGCTCGCGCGCCTCGAACGCGAGCACCCGCTCGAAGTGCGCGCGCTCGTCGAGCGCGGCGTTCAGAACGAGCGCTCCCGCGTGGCGGGGCTCGATCGATATCTCAATCATCCCTCTACGGCGCAGATCGCTCAAGCCGCGATGCGAGATGGTCGAACCGCTCAGCAGATCAGCGATGAATGCTTCGATGCCGTAACGCGTGCGCAACACGTAACGAACCGAGTCAGCGACGCCGCGTCGATCAATCAGGTTCCGAGTACGGACACTCCGTTTACTCCGCGCGGGCGTACGGCGATCGGAGTGGCGCCTGCTTCTAGAAATCAACAGACGCGCGAAGCTGCGCGCGCGGCTCTTAACGGTGCGATTCAGCGCAGCGGGAAAGCCAAGACTAACAACTAACAACAGAGAAAGCGACCAATCGATTTATGGCTAGAATACTCGGCAGCGAGATCGGACCGATCCCTCCCGCTGGCAATCTCATCGGATCGGACCCAGGCGCGCTACAGACCGCCGTAATCCCGGTCAAGAAAGGTCAAGGCGTACTGCTGCAAGGCACGCTGCTTGATAAGACAGGCACGAAAGCGATAGACGCGGCTACGACCTACGGCGTACTAGCCGAACCGCTGGATACGGTTGGTTTGGCCGAAGATTCGGCGAGTACCGTTTATACGAGCGGGCGCTTCGTTCTCGAATTCGTTCAACAAGCTAATCCGGAGGTGACTCTGGACGATGCCGCGCGAGTCGCGCTCCGCGCGAAAAATATCACGTTCGAGAAAGCACTTTACTAACGGAGGCCATCTCTTTCTCAGAAAGGAACACTTCTTATGGCTGGATTCGACGATTTCGACACTATCACGATGCTGGAGGCCTTCGAGACGATTCCCCCGGTCCCGAGTTTCTTCCGCGACCATCTTTTCCCCGGCGACATAACCTTCGATACCGAAGCGGTACAGGTTGATTTCTACTACGGCAAACAGCGGATGGCTCCGTTCGTCTGGCGATACCAGGGCGGGCGTATCTTGCCGCGCGACGGCTTCGAGACGCAGCTTGTTACGCCGCCGAAATTCGCGCCGACGCGCGTACTTCCGGCTGACGATCTACTCTTTCGAGGTATCGGCGAGAGCGCGTACAATGCGCTCGGCCCGACAGAGCGCGCAGCGCGTTATCTTCTGCGCGATCAGCAAGACTGCGATCAGTCGATCTCGCGACGGGAAGAGTGGGAGTGCGCCCAAGTTCTAACGACTGGCGGGCTAGTAATCGACGCCGACGAGGGCGGTCAGTTCAAGCTGATGTACACGCCGCACGCGCAGTCTAATACGCCGCTGCCGTGGACCGATCCGACCTCGCTACCGTTAAACGATCTCGCGCAGCTATCGGCGGATATTCGCCACGGAGTCGGCTACAACGGCGATTTCTGCGTAATGGCAGGCGACGCGGCGTCCGCGTTCTTGAGTAACCCGCAAGTCAAAGCGTACTACCACATCCTCAATTACGTGCCGGGAGTGATCGAACCGAGCGCCGAGGGCGTTAACACGACCTATCTCGGAAGACTGACTCTGCCGTTTATGGACGTGTACGTTTATGACGACTATTACTACACATACGCGGCAGACGGGACTGAGACCGAAATGCCTATGATGCCTTCCGGCTGCGTAATCGTCACCACGAGCCAGCTCAAAGGGACGATGCTGTACGGCGGAATCTCGCAATACGAGAGCGAGAACAGCGGGATCGCAACTACGTATCGAGGCCGACGCGTTCCCCTAATCTTCACCGACATCGATTCGCAAGTCCGCAAGTATCGGCTATCGGCTCGACCGCTGCCGCTACCCAAGAACGGGCGCGCGTGGAGTCTGGCCAACGTACTCGCGAAAGGCGATGCGAGCTCCAAGTTTCCGTATTACGACGGCGTCGTGTCGTGGCAATACTACGCTCCAGCATCGGGACCACTGTCCGAGGGAACAACGAAAGAAGTACCGCCGCAAGACACGCAAACTGTTCCGAAGCATCACGGCGGCTCGAAACATCAGCACCCGATCTAAGACTTAGATGCCGTTAAACGCTCACTTCCCAGCCGACTCGGAGAAGGTGTTTCATAACACCGGGGAGTTCGCGCACGTCCGCGAGTTCCGTATCTCCGACGGCCAGGGAGGGTTCGTCAAGTTCGCTACCAAATGCGTATGGGATAAAGAAGAGGCCAAGAACAAGCCGATCGTGCTCGCGCAGGGCGTCTATATCGCCGACGTCGCTTGTCACCTAATTAAGAATCGACTGCCGCGCCCGCCGCTCGCGGGCGAGATCATCTATTCACCAAGCAAGGAAGCTTGGACCATCATGGAGATTTCCGACGAGGAAAGCGAGTGGGTGCTCTTTCTCGCGGCGAATCGATCGCACTAAAAAGCCTATGATAGCAACGCTTCTGACTCTGTTGATAATCGCGCTTATCCTATACCTCGTCTGGTACATTTGCGGGCTATTCATAAAGGGGCAACCGCACCAGATTATCGGGATCATTCTCGGACTAATCTTTCTGCTCTATGCCTTGCAGATGCTAGGCATTTTTCACGGCGTTACTCCAAGGCCATGATTACTATTGACGCGCCAACGCTGAAACGTATTGAAAAGGATCTGGCGAAGATTCCTGGGGGTGCGCAGAAGGTCATTAATAGAGCGGTTAGCTATGCGTTACGACGTGGACGTACGGAAGTCGTCCGCGCTGCAACTGCAAATTATCTGATCAAGCCGGGAGAGGTGCGGGCGAGCCTTACCCTACAGATAGAACGCGGTCAAGGCGCGATCGAATCCAGAAGCCCTAATCTGCCTCTGAATAAGTTCAAGATTTCGCCTCCAGGCCCGCAGCAGAGGCGTAAACACAAGAGGCCGATTTTCGCCACGGTCAGAAAAGGCGGCGGCGGCGAGATCGCTCAAGGGTTCGTCATCGGTGGCGCGGGCGTATTCGAGCGAACAACCAGCGCGCGTTTGCCGATCAAGAAGTTTTACACAATCGGCGCAGCCGTCATGGTCGGTGCGCGAGGAACTCACGAAGAAATTGAGCGGGCCATGCAGCTCGCCCTGGACGGCGAGATTGACCGGCAGGCCGCGCTACTCCTAGACGGAAAATGAATTGGGGTTACGACAATTTCAACATTGAGAACGTAACGGCAGAAACGATGCCGCCAGCAGTCTTACCGACGTCGCTAGAGGTACGCGAAGGCCTGACTTACTTCGAGCCGGATGCCAGTGTCTATCTGCCGCCTGAACCCATCAACATAAAACCCATTCCGACTTTCTGAAATGGCGCAACAGCTCGACAGTCGTCCTCCTCAGCCGCGCATCCCTAAGCAGATGACGATGGCGGGCGCTGAACGGGTGCTTGTCGAATTTCTGACCATCATCTTTGCCCATAAACGGTTCATCACGAATCGCCTGAGCGAAATGACCGATGAGGATTTCGCTATTGATCCTTGGGCCGGTCGGAAAGCGCCTCAGGTCGTCAACGGTTTCATTCCGCGTAACGTGACCGGGGTAATCGATCCCCAGGCGATTCCCGATTACCCTGCCGTGATTGTCACAGGCTAAACATTTGGCTGATTCCTTTACCGAGGCGGGCCTCGTAACAATCAATATCCTGTTTGGCGCATACGACGACAATCCGAATTACCAGGGGCATCAGGATGTAGTGGACATGTTCGAGATTACACGTACGGCCCTCTGGCAGGCGCAGATCATCGATGGAACCATCGGCTTACGCGCCCCGTTCGACTTCGAGGTTCAAGAGGACTACTTCCCGCATTTCTTCGGCCTACTAACAACTACCTGGGCCCTGCCAACGCCCGATTATTTCTTCACCACTACGGACAAGACTTATGAGTGATCAAAACCAAACGCCACCGCCTGGACCGGGATCGCACCCTGGACCAGCGCCAATAGCGATAAAGCCAGGGCCAGCTCCAGCGCCGGAAGCCAAGAAGGCTACGCCGGAAGTTAAGCCTACCGGCGCTTTTATCTATATCGGCCCGAATATGCCCACCTTTGTTCCTTACTTGCGGCAGTATCGAGTTTTCAGAGCCGGGATTCCTCCGCAGATTGAACCCTGGCTAAAACGTTGTCCTGCGCTCCGAGAGCTGATTGTACCGACCGAGCGTTGCAGCGAAGCGCGTCTGGCGATGGCTCAAGACGGTTCGCGCGAACACAGCTTTGCAGTTGTCGTTTCTGAATTCATCTCGGGAATGGCAACCACGGTGCACGCCCCAGTTTCACCCAAGCTTATCAAAACCTAAATAACGAAAGGTTTATATGCCCGGCAGCACAGGCCAATTCATGCACGGTGTAACCACCGTTGAACTCCCTACCCAACTAATCGCTCCGATTGTTGCCGACGCTGCTATCAACGTCGTGGTCGGATGCTCTCCAATTCATTTGGTTACTGGCCGACCCACGTACGTCAACGAACCGAGGCTGTATAACACGTTCGCCGACGCGGTAATGGAGAACGGCTACTCTGACGATTGGGCCTCATGGACGATCTGTGAGCACATGAACGCCGCTTTCCAGCAGTTCAACGTGAAGCCGGTCGTTTATATCAACGTGTTCAATCCGGACGACCACCAGACGCCGGTTCCGCCCTCGGCTCACGGCATTACCAATAAGCAGGTAATTCTTCCTGATAAGAACATCATTTACAAGAGTTTGAACGTAAAGGATTCGGCGGGCACCATCACCTACGTTCTAAATACGGACTACACCGCTGCCTATAATAGAGACGGCAATCTGGTGCTCTCGATCATGTCCAGCGGCTCTATTGCGCCTGATGCCACCTCGCTTACCATCGGGTATAACGTGGCGAATCCCGAAGGGATCGATAAGGCCGACATCATCGGCGGAATCGATATGGCTACCGGGAAGGCGACTGGCATTGAATGTATCGAGGATGTCTTCCTGGCATATAAGGTGGTGCCGAATATCCTATTGTGCCCTGGCTGGAGCCAGGACCCGGAGGTTGCCAGCGTCATGGTGGCCAAGATGGAGGCGATCAACGGCTGTTTCGTCGGCATCTGCGTCTGCGACGTCGATACCGAGGCGGTCAAGAATCCGGTCGATGTACCGGATTGGAAAGAGCAGAACAATTACGTGTTCGAACGCCAGTTGACGGTCTTTCCCGAAACTGGCCCTGACCGAGCGCATCTACAACCAGTCTACTCAGCTTGGGCCGCTGATGGGATTTACCGACGCGAAGCGGGGCAACAACGTTCCGTACTACTCGCCCTCGAACAAAAACTACAAGATGAATCGTCTTGTAGACGCTTCGGGCAACGAGATCCCGATGAGCAAAGACAACGCGGATTACCTCAATGCCAACGGGGTTGTAACCGCGCTGAACTTTATCGGCGGCTGGAAGTGCTGGGGTAACCGGACGTCGATTTATCCTGCCAGCTCCGACGTGAAGGATGTCTTCATCCCGAATCGGCGAATGACGGATTTTATCCGTAACACCATTGTTCTCTCCGTCTGGCAATACGTCGATGAGCCGGGAAATCTGCGGATGATCGATGCCGTGGTCAATTCGCTTAACGGCTATTTCAACGGGCTGAAGGCGCAGGGCGCGCTCTTGGGCGCACGCGTGGAGTTCAGGGCGAGCGATAATCCGAAGGTGGAGCTGCTGGCGGGCCACTACGTATTCAGGGTGAGTCAGGCCAGCCCGACGCCAGCCGAGTGGATTCAGTTTCTGGTTATCTTCGATACCAGTTACCTGGATGTTCTCTTCGGTGGCGAATTGTCGGTTGCCGCATAAACCGGAGAAATTGTTATGCCACTGATTCCAAATACCACGAACAATTACAGGGTTTACTTGGCTGGGCGCGGCCTCCTGGGAGTCGCTACGGTCGTACTGCCGAACGTCCAGAACATGGTCGATGAGCTCAAGGGTTCGGGCATCGGCGGTACGCTGTCTTTGCCCGTAGCGGCTCACGTTCAGGCGATGACCTGTACGATTAACTGGCATACGCTCATTCACGATATGCCGGTCCTTTTCGTACAGGAGAAGGTTCAGCTTGAGATTTACGCGGCGATCCAGTTTCAGGATACGACGCTCGGCAAACTGATCTTTAAGCAGTTTAAGTGCATCATTCGCGGGATGCCGATCACTATGACCTTGGGTACGCTGGAGGTAGGGGCCAAGGGCGGGCCTCTGAACGAATGGGCTGTCGAGTACCTGAAGGGTACGATGGATGGCGCGGAGATTTTCGAAATCGATCCGCTCAACTTCATTTATACGATTAACGGCGTCGATTACGCCCAGGATATCCGCACTGTGCTCGGCATGTAACTAATGAATACCGATATAGAACTCACTGAGCGCGGCATTACGCCTGCCGCGCCATCGAATAACGGCCCAAAACCGCCAGCTGAACGGAGCCCGATCTACAAGCTCAAGCACCCGATCACGATTGAGGGTAAAACGATTACCGAGCTGAATCTGGATTTTGAGCAGTTGAACGCTGCGGCTCAGTTTGAAGCTGATCGCATGTATCGCGTGATTTACGCGGGCCAGGACGCGCGAGAGATGCCGATGGGTGATCCGCGCTATCTCATAATTATTGCCAGCTTGGCGTGCGGCATCAATCATGAGGAATTGATGCTGCATCTCAAGGGCAAGGATGCCTGGGGGGTGCGTAATCGCGTAATGGTTTTTTGCGGGGATACGGATTAACGGGTCCAGGGGTAAATCTCCGAAAGTTAATCCTGGCGTTATCGATTGGCAGTCACACGCCAGTATCCTTCTGGGTCACTCTGCCAATCGGGGAACTGATGGGCTGGATCGAGGATTTCAATGAATTAATGTCGCCGTCACCGCCGCAGCCGCAGCCCGCGCATGAGCAAAATCTTCGAAACTATCTTCAACATTAATGGTAAGCTCAACGCGAGTTTCAACCAGGCATTCGGCAAGGCCCAGAAACAGATAGCTAACACAGGGAAGGTCGCGGAGAAAACTAACAAGCATCTCGTCGATCTAAGCAAGGCCTCGGATAACGCCGCCAAATCTATGGCGGGGCTGGTCAAGAGCGGAATCGCTCTGGGCGCGGCTTACCTGGGGCTGAAGTCCATTACGGGTATTCTCGACAACGCGGTCAAATCCAGCAACGAGAACGCTGCGGCCAATTTCAAGCTGCTTAATACCCTGAAAGCGGTCAGGGCGCTCAATGTCAGGGGCGTAGCTAATTACCAGAATCAGTACGAGAAGCTTTCCAAGATGTCCGATGAACTGGGCAAGATCGGCGTCATCGGGGGTACGATTTACAAGCAGGCGATGGGCACCATGGCCGCTTACGGCCTGAGCCCGCTGAAAGTCGCCAAGATTTCCCAGGTATTGGGCAACGTCGCCGTACAGCAGTACGGGGTCAATGTCTCGATGGAGCAGATGACCGGGCTAGCCGAAAGCGCAGCCAAGGCGATCCAGACGGGCAACATCAAGGCTCTTGGCCCGATGGCCGCGCTAATGACCGATAGTCAGAAGAAAGCCTTTGCAGCGGCTAACCAGACGCAGCGGCTAGCTACCTATCTGAATCTCGCCAAGCGTTACGCCGGGGATATGAACGCGGAGATGGCGAAAACTCCCGAGGGGAAGATGGCCAAATTCGCCAACGAGTGGGACGATTTCATGACCGACGTAGGGGATCGGCTCAAGCCGTTGATGGGCCAGATTTCAGAATGGCAGAGCAAGGCGCTCGCAGCTTTCGGGCCGGAAGTGCTCAAGTCGATTGACTCCTTTACCAAGATCCTGAAAAGCGATGAGTTCGCCAAAAGCTTCAAGGACGCAGGCGACGCGATCAATAAGCTTGGAGCTGCACTCAAGCCGCTCGGAGATGCCCTTGGGCTGAACAAGGATTCGGCGAAGGATTTCGGCGATTGGCTGGGGAAGGAATTCAAAGCGACGATCGACGATTTTACTCATTTGGTTGAGGGATGCACCAAGGTTGTTAAGGGCCTGGGAGATGCCTGGAATTGGGTATCCGAGAAATCTAAGGCGGCTTGGGAATGGATTCAGAAGTTGTTTGCGGGCAAGGGCGAGTTCAAGACGCCCGAGTTCAAGACGCCCGAATGGCTGACGAACTGGAAGTGGCCTGAATGGAAGTGGCCCGAGTTCAAGTTCCCCGAACTCAAGGATGTCAAGCTGCCGGATTGGATCACAAACTTCAAGCTGCCGGAATGGAAATGGCCCGAGATTCCGCAGTGGATCAAGGACTTCAAGCTGCCCGATTGGATCACCCAGTTCAAGTTGCCTGAGTGGAAGTGGCCCGAGATGCCGGATTGGATCAAGAACTGGAAATGGCCGTGGGAGGGTAAGCAGGCACCGCCCATCGTCCAGAAGAAAGAAGACGTTCCCGAGCTTAAAGATGGGCTGGAAAACATTGCGAAACTCGTTGCCCAGATCAGTAAGCTCTTTCAGGAATGGTCGGTCCCGGCAGCGCTGCTTAGCGGGCTGCAAGCCGTAGTCAACAAGACGAATGAAGTCAGGACCGCGCTCGCTAATGCCAGCGCGGCTACGAATGCGCCTCCTGGGGCTGCGCCGGCCCATCACCGAGGGATGCCCTTCGCGCGCGGAGGAATCATTACTAAGCCTACGTACTCGCTAATCGGCGAGGCCGGAAAGCCCGAGGCCGTCATTCCGATGGAGCGCACCGAGCGTTCAATCGCGCTTCTGGAATCGCTGGCGCGAGTCATGGGGATGAAGCTGCAGGCTATCGATACCTTTAGCGGGGCCAGCGGGAGCTGGTCACCTTCCGGTGCCGGAAGTCCTGGGGGCTGGACGCCTTCCGGGGGAGGCTTTACCGGGGGTGGCGCCGGTGGCGGCGGGGGTGGCGGTCCTTACGGGTACGGCGCAGGCAGTACGTCGGTAGTTGGCAGCTATTCGGGCGGTGGGCTTAAGGTCACCAGCTACGGATACGAATCCCCAGGGGCGAAGGATTACGATTCTAATTCGGCGCGGGGAATCGGCGCTTTCACGCAGCATCTAGTTCCGTGGTTGAGCGTCGCTTTGAGTAAATCAGCCGAAGCGATGTTGGGGGTTAGCCCGAGATCAACCTTCGATTATAAGGGCCGTCAATTCAGGTTCGACGACCGTAGCCCGCAGCCGTTCCCTAACATGGATATTTATACTCCTGGCGGCAATCCGGGGTTTGCTCATGGCGGGATCGTGAATCAACGGATGAACGCTCTGGTGGGAGAGCGAGGGCCGGAAGCCATCATTCCGCTAGAGAAGACCCAGCGTTCGGTATCGCTCTTGGAGGCCGCAGCGCGGGCGATGGGCCTGAATATCGACAAAATGAACGTCGGACCTTGGAATATAGGCAAGTTGGTTCGACAGCTGGATGAGGGAGGTGGAGGGGGTAATGTCGGGGGCGCTTGGAATCTTGGGCAGGCGATGCAGGCGCTTTTCGCGCGAGTACGCGGCGAGGGAGGCGCAGGAGGGCATACTTTCCATTACGGCCCGACGTTAAATCTGGGCCAGGGCGCGGATTCCGGTTTAGTCAGTCAGGCGCGCGGTCTCCTGCGCGACAGCGCGGATGATTTTATCGACCGCTACAATGCTGCGTTCGACGAGGAAAGGAGGTTGGCCTTCGAGTAATGGCTCAGACCTATACCACGGTGCAGGGCGATATGTTCGATTACATCGCGATCAAGTTCTATGGCGACGACCATCTGGGTGATCGCATCATGGAGGCGAATCCCGATTACACCACGGTACGGATTTTCTCTGGGGGAATTACCCTGACGATGCCCGACATCGCCGTCAAGCGCGTCATTCAGCTGATCGACTGGAAGGAGGCTCAAGTGCTGCCATGAACATCATGGACATGTTTACCGGCCTGCCGACTCGCAAAGCGGTTCCGCGCGTGATTCTGAAGCAGAAAAGCGGCGGCAGTCAGGATATCTCGACCGATGTGCAGCGTGACCTGTTATCCTTTACCTACAAGGACAACTCGATGGGCAAGGGCGACTCGATTGAGATCGAGCTGGAGGATAAACGCCGGATCTGGATCAACGAGAATTTCCCGCTCAAGGGAACCAAGTGTGAAGTTTGGATCAGGACGCTGCAATGGCGTGCGCCAGGGGATAACGTCGAGCAGCGGTGCGGCATCTTTTTTATCGACTGTGTGAGCTTCAGAGGCCACGCCCAACGTGGTCAACGTCAAGTTCAATTCGATCCCGACCAATACCAAGATCAAGGGCAAGAATTCAACCCGCGCCTGGGAGAATACCAAGTTCAAGTCCGTCGCGTCGCAGATCGCCAAGGAGAACGAGATGGATATGCAATGGGAATCCGATCAGGACCCCGAGTACAAGCGGACCGAGCAGATGGACCAGAGCGATCTGGCCTACCTGCAGGACAACGCCGATGACTGCGGTCTGGCGATGAAGGTCGCGGACAACAAGATTATCTTTTTTGACGAGGAGGCCTACGAGGCGAAGCCGCCGATTGATCACCTGATTTACGGGTTCAATGTCCTCAATTTTCAGCTTGAATCCAAGCTGGCCGATACGTGCAGCAAGTCGAGCGTTGACCATCTGAACGCCGAGACGGGGCAGCTTATACACGCGGATTTCCAGCCCGAGCTCGCGCCCAATACAGGCGGGGAGCTGGTCGATTACAAAGATCCAGGCTACAAGAGCGATCTGGGAATGGGCGGCGGCAACGGCGGCAGCAGGATTCTTCGTTATGCGCCCATCCTGCGTGATGTTCCTATCCCTGGAGGATTGATCGACTACAAGGATCCAGATCCGTCTCACCAGAAGGGCAAAGGAGCGGGCGGCGATGAGGCCGCGATGCGAAAAGCGAAGAAGCTCGCCCGCCAGAAGAACAAGGGCGAAAACAAGGCGACGTTTCACTGTATCGGTAACCCGCTTTATTGCGCCGGGAAAACCTTCATGGTTGAAGGCTTCGGCCGGTTTGACGGCAAATGGATCGCCGATTGCGTCACTCACAAAATCGGATCGGCCAACGGCTATACCACGGATCTGGAGCTTACCCGCTGCCTGAAAGGCTACTGATGGATTCAAGCAAGAAAAACAAGACCGGCGATGACAACTGGTTCCGCAACATGGTTCGGATCGGGTACGTCTCCAGTCAGCACACCGACGATACGCAGGGCGCATGTAGAGTGGTTTACCCCGATCGCTCCGATCTAGTCAGCGACCAGCTGCCGGTCATCCAGAAGAGCACTAAGGGTAACAACGACTACTGGACGCCAGAGCCGGGAGAGCAGGTCTTAACCCTGCATCTACCGAACGGTATCCACAAAGGCTTTATCTTGGGATCATTTCATTCGACAAGCGCGCCTCCTCCGGTGACGGACACTAACAAGCGACACACGACGTTCGCGGACGGGAGTACGTTCGAATTCGACAAGGCCTCCAGCGTGCTTTTCATCAACACCAAAGGCCCGATTACGATTATCACTTCCGGCCCGGTGCATCTGGAAGGAAGCGATATCTCAATCAAGGGCAACATCCTGTTGGACGGTCCAGTCCACATCAAGGGCGACATCACGCACGAAGGCAACATGAACACCAGCGGTGTTCACACCGATTCAATCGGGAGGCACGACGCTTAAATGGGAATGACCGGTCTATACGGCACTGTACCTTTCGTTGCCTCCTCCCTGATGACGCAGACCTACAGCGATCTGTCGCGTAAGTATCCGGCGCGCTGGCACCAGCACGACGTTCATTTGCAGATGCCTATCATGGAATACACGGGGCCTGGGCTGGTAGAGGTCGAGTTCACGATGGCTCTATCCACACGCTGGGGCGTGAACCCGCATATCACCCTGGCACTGCTGCATCAGTATCACAATAACGCGCTCGCCGCCGTCCTCTTCATGAGCGGGCGACTAATGGGTCCGGGGCAAAGCAGGTTCGTGATTACCGATCTGGACGAGAAGCATAAATACTTCAACGGCTGGGGAGTTCTAATCGCAGCCGAGGTATCCGTCAAAATGAAGCAGTACGAGGTGTTTCAACAGGTTTACTCCCAATCTGCGCAGCAGCAGGCCCAGCAGCAGGCGCAGCCGCAGACCATCTCGTTAGGACAATTGCCTGCCTGAAAATTCTTATGCCTGAATTACCCGGTATCGAATTGATAGACTCTTCCGGTAATCCTTACGCGATTCCCGGCATGATCGATTTCGGGCCCCCTCCAGGGAGCGATAAGGAGATTTTGCAGAACGTCTATACCCTCCTACGCACCGGCCTCTTTACGGTCCCGTTAGATCGGCTGCTGGGCATGGATTATACCTTTCTAGACGAGCCGATGCAGGTCAGCCAGATGAAGATGCAGGTTGAAATCTTCACTAAGGTCAGGCATTTCGAGCCACGCGTTGATGCTAAGGATCTCCTCTTTCTAGCCGGTGCACAGCCGAGCTATGTCCACCCGCGTCTTACCCTGGAGATCGACCGCGGGCAGCTCAGCGGGGCACCTGGGACCATCGCTGGCTATACGGGCGGGCGCGGGGCCTTAACGACGCCGGAAACAACGAAAGGGCCTCAAGGCGAACGCGGCCCAATCGGTTCACCGGGAGTGCCAGGTCAGAGCGCGACGATCTATGTCGGCCAGACGATTACGGGTGCACCCGGAAGCTTGGCGAACGTGGTTAATGTCGGAACCGAGATCGAGGCCGTATTCGACTTTACGATTCCGCGTGGCGACAAGGGCGACAAGGGCGATGCGGCGACAATCGAGGTTGCCGCTACGATTACGGGTGAGCCGGGAACCGATGCTGATGTAGTTAATCTCGGCAACGAGCATGACGCGCAATTCCAGTTCACGATTCCGCGCGGGGCTAACGCCTGCTCACCGACGCAGGAAGACTTTACGGTACCGCAGATCGGCCTGACGGTCGATGTAACGTTACAAGATGCGGACTGGGTACTGGTCGGCCAGATGGTTTACGTCGAGACGGCAGAGGGCGGTGGCAACGCGGGTGCGCTCAAGGTAGTCGCTAAGAACGGCAATACGCTCACGCTCCAGAATATCGAGACGAGTTCAGGCGTACCCGGACCGCCTGGGACAGCGGCAACGATCACGGTCGGCCAGACGATCACCGGCGCACCTGGGACGCCTGCGCACGTCGTCAATGTTGGGGATTACAGCAACGCGATCTTCGATTTCACCATTCCGGCTGGCGCGAAGGGCGATAAAGGCGACAAAGGGGATAAAGGCGATAAGGGCGACAAAGGCGATCCCGGCGACCGAGGCGCGGGAGCGACGATCACGGTCGGCCAGACGGTTACGGGCGCGCCGGGAACCGAAGCAAGTGTTGTCAATACCGGAACGGCGGTTGACGCGATCTTTAACTTTGACATCCCGCGTGGTGACAAGGGTGCCAAAGGCGATAAGGGTGACAAGGGCGATACCGGCCCAGCCAGCTTCCCTGATGCGCCCTCAGACGGGGTATTTTATGGTAGGCGAAATGCCGCTTGGGTGGCCGGTGTGAAGAAAAGCGGTGACACCTTTACCGGCCCGATCTGGCTCCAGGGCGTTCCGTGGTGCGGCATCATTAGCACGGTTAATCCCGGCTGGTCCTTGTGCTCAGGATCCAATACCCAGATCGATGCCGTCACCATGTTCAAGTACGACGGCCAGAGCAGGCTGATGCTGCGAGCCTATAGTAATACGGGCGGGCACCTCTATGATGCGACGGTGCTGGATAGCGCGCATGATATCAACGGGCCTACGGTGACCTGTGCTGGGCAGATTACCGGCTACGGCGATTTCTGGTGCCAGAAGACATCAGCCCAGATTGTTGCTTATCAGGATGGCAGCAATTTCGTCCGCATGTGGGCGGGTCGCGGGTTGACTATCGTGGGACCTAACTTCTCCGACAACCCGCAGGGAGCCGGGATGCTTTATCTGTATGATATTGCTAGTTCACGCGCCGGGATCTTTTTCCAGACCGCAAACGGCTATCAAGTCCAATTGTATCTGGACAGCGATGGCATGTTGAAAGCGTGGAATTACAACTTCAATAAAGGTCAGAACATTTGCACTTTCCCGTAACCTTATGCCATTGATCCGATCACAGCCGGGAGCAGTCGTCAGGGCCGGAAGCCTAGTTTCACCGGGCGGCGAGCAGGGCGTGCCTGGAGAGAAAGGAACAACCGGCGATTCGGGCGATACGGGAATAGCCTATACGTGGGTAGTCGAAGATTTTCAGGTACCGCCCACAGGCCAGACGGTCGATGTCAAGCTGTCGGAGACGGATTTCATCGTAAAGGGCCAGTGGCTGGCGATTGAGGGTATCGGCAGCTTCGAGATCACGACGCTTGATCGAAATGCCCAGACGGCGACGCTACTCAATCCTGCGCTTACTCCTTCTGGTATATCCGAGGCACCGCTAGACGGCAGGCAGTACGGCAGGCAGAGAGGTTCGTGGACCGAAGTCATTGGAGGAGGCGATGGAGCTGGAACGGAATTTAATCTGGGGCAGAAGACTCCAGACCGCAGCGTCGATACTACGGGCTTTACGCTGGGCCTCAATTTTACCGTAGCTCAGAATGGGTATCTAAAAGAGGTCAGCTTTTACAAGACGGCCAATGAAGCCGCGAACGTCAATCACAGCTTCATTATTTGGGATACTGCCGGGGTTCCCTTATGGAATCATCCTCCCGACAATGAGCAGGCGGTTGAGGGCTGGATGCGGCACCGGTTTCCTATTCCGCTTCCACTGGACGCAGGCACCTACGTGCTGGGCGTTTACATGAACCTTTCCTACGGGGCGACCGAAAGTTATCTGCCGCGCACCGACGGGCCGTTGACGGGTAACGCCAACTACTACATCCAGGGGAACGGATTCCCGACAACGGAGAGCACGACCTATTACAGCATCGATCTGGTATTCGCGACCGGTCTGGGCACGAGCACCTCGCAGCGGGGAAGTATAATATTCTACTCGGATTCAGCCACGCCCACGCCGGATGACGTGCCTAACCCACAGCTGCTAGATAAGTTTATCTATCCTGACTCGCTCGACTATTTCGAATTTACGGAGGCAGGTTGGGAATACATCGGAATCATGGGGCAGTTTGCCAGAAGATATTAATTATGACGCCATACCAAGCCAGTTATCAAATCAGATACCAAATCCCGAGTCTGCAGGCGCAGATCGAAGTCGCGGGCGTTAAGGCCTGCGAGGATATCAAGAATGAACCGGTAGATACCCCAGATCACGAAGAACGGGCCAATTGGGCTATCTGGTACAGCAGGCAGAGCGCTATCGGCTGGATCGCCTTCGCCTGGGGAGTGGCTATGAATCCGACCATTCAAGCGGCGATTCAGACAGATCCGACCGGAGGAACGGTCGTCGATACGGATGTGCAATTCGTGGTCAACTCGATGCTACCTGTCGTGATCGCCGACTGGAATAAGCAGATGGGCGGCGGTGCGTCGATGGCGGCTGCGATGGCGTATCCTCCTCCTAGACCACCGCTGCCTCCTCCGCCTTCTCTTACGTCGTCAGGCGCAATCACAGGTTAAAAATCTATGCCGACGCCGGGAATAATGGTCAGTACGGGTACCCTGGTAACCGCCTCGGGTGAGCAGGGCATACGCGGCGTGCAGGGCGTAAAAGGCGACAAAGGCGATACAGGGCCCGAAGGATCAGTCGAGGAAGCGCCCCAGGACGGAATCGTCTATGGCCGCTGGAACGCGCAATGGGTAGGAGCTGTCGCGATTAGCGGCGACACCATGAAGGGTAATCTGAATCTTAATTACGATTATCCGCTGATAAATCTGGTCGCCAAGGGAAGCAACCAGACGGCGAATCTCTGGTTTTCCACGGCAGGCAGCACCAATCCCAGTGACGGCGACAAGGATTGTCTGGCCCTCTACAAGATGCCCGCAGGCGCTGATTACCTCTACATCAATTACAATGACTCTAACAGGAATACCGTCTGGAGCGGATACCTGCTTGATTCTCATCACAAGGTTTCAAACGCGGAGATGACCGCAGGCGCGGCGGTTGCTAACATCGGCTATACGCCAGTGAACAGGGCTGGCGATACAATAAGCGGCAGACTGAACGTCGGCCCGCCAGCTAATGAGTACGGGGTGTGCATCTACGGGGACGGCATCGCCGGAAATCCCTTGTGGATTGACGCCAAGTACGCTCAAACTAACGCGGTTAATATTAACAAGCACTGCGGCTATGGTCCCAATGCGTGCTATAACACGCACATCTTCCTTGATTGCCCAACTAGCGGAGGCAGGCCGGGAATTAGCTTTAACATTCCGGGGACTGTGATCAAGCAGATCGTTTTAGATCCGCAGGGGCATTTCCACACTCAGGATGGGGCCGGGAATCTCCGCGCGTTTATTACTGCTCAGCCCAATACTGTTTACAATATGGGGGCAGGAGGTATCGGTTTTTCCCGCGCAACGGGCCTGGGGGCTAACAGTTGGTCGGAAGCGCCGATCCGAGTCGAAGCAACGCAATACGGGAGAGCGGGTATCGGCTTCTGGACCCATGATTGGGGCGCGGCGTTCCTGTATCTGTCGACCGACGGCAAATTTCACTTCATTACCAGCGATGGGCTCGATCATCTAATAACCAGTTCTTAACCATGAGCGAAGAAATAAACAGAGTCGCGGAAATACAATCGGAGAACGGCGAAGCGCCTCGCGTGCCATCGCCTCCGACTACGATACAATTAACTAACGGAGCGAGCGCCCGCCTGGAGGGACAGGTTATCAGGGTGACGTCCGAGGACCAGTCGGAGCTGTTTCGGTTTCCGGCCAACGCCTGCCCTTATGACCAGCAGCCGCTCAATTTCCTGTTGCAGATTTACACGGTCGGCTACCAGAAAGGCAGGCTGATCGGCAAGGAAGTAGTCAAGGCGCGGCTGCGCGATCTCCTGGGAGCAGAGCTGTAGTATGAGTGATCCTTTTGCCAATACGCCCGATGTCAATTTCGCGGTCAAAGATCCGACTGAGATCGAGAACTCGGTCATCACCGGCTTCGAGACAGCGTGGTATCTGGCAGAAGGAACTTCGCTCAAGCTTTACCCCGGCGATCCGCGCCGTCTTTTTCTCCTGACCATAGCCGACCTGATTGTCGCGCAGCGGGTAGCCATCGATTTCGCGGCAAAGCAGAATCTGCTCAAATACGCGCGCGGCGATTATCTCAAGCAGATCGCGGCTCTGTACGGCGAGCGTGGCAATCAGCTGACCCCGACTAGCGCGACGACCACGCTGGAGTTCGCCGTCACTGCGCCGATGGCGTTCGACAATATCATTCCGCAATGGACCCAGGCTGCGGCAGGCCCGGTCGTTTTCCAGACGGATTATCCGGTCACGCTGAGAGCAACCGAACTCACAGTCACGGCTCCTGCGACCTGTGCGACGCCGGGGCAGGCTGGCAACGGGCTGATTCCAGGCCAGATCAACCAGCTCGTCAACTGGGCTTTACCCTTTGCGGCGAGCGTGAAGAATACGACCGAGAGTACGGGCGGGAGCGACGAGGAAACCGACGATCATTACCGCAACCGCATCTGGGAGCTGCCCGAGAGCTTTTCGACGTGCGGCCCTGTGGGTGCGTACCATTCCTGGGCGATGACGGCCTCGCCTGACCTGCTCGATGTCACCGTCTACTCTGATCCGTCAATTGCAGGACAGGTCTGGCTTTATCCCCTGATGAAGGGTGGGCAGTTGCCCTCGCAGCAGATCCTCGATGCCGTACTCGCGGCGTGTAACCCGGACAAAAAGCGGCCTCTGACCGATCAGGTAAAAGCGTTCTCGCCCGTACCTTCTCTTTACAAGCTCGATATGACATACTGGATCTTGGAAAGCCAGCAGGTCCAGGCGGGCACGATCCAGACGAACGTGATGCAGGCCGTGGATGACTGGATCCTCTGGCAGCGGTCCCTGGTCGGGCGGGATCTCAATCCCGATGAGCTGATCAAAGGCGTGATCGAGGCGGGCGCGAAGCGTTGCGATATCCGTGACCCGAAATTCACGGTCCTGAATTACGATCAGCTCGCCATCTGTTCCGACCCGGATATAAAGATAGATTTCGGAGGATTCGAAAGTGAGTAAGAAGCTGGTTGAAACCCTCCTCCTTGACACGGCGCCGTCCTCGATCTCTGGCGATCCGCAGGTGCGCGCAGCCTGCAAGGCGATTGATGCCGAGTTCGAGGCCGTCACCCGGTGCATCACCGAGGTCATCATCATTCCGAATATCGGCCAGATCACCGACAAGGCACTGCTCGATCTACTGGCGACCCAGTTCCATGTCGATTTCTATCAGGACATGGTTCAGGGCGGGCCTCCGACCATCGCCCATAAGCAGCAGCTCATCCTGACCTCGCTCGAATGGCATACCTATAAGGGCACGCTCTGGGTCGTGGAGGAGATCCTCAAAACGCTGGCCATGAAGGATGCGCACGTTACCGAATGGTACGACTACGGCGGCACGCCTTATCATTTCCAGATCGTTACCGCTGACCCGATTGTCGATTCCGAGGCCATGCTCAGAGTCATCGCCGGAATCTATGCGGTCAAGAACGCGCGCTCATGGATGGAAGGTTTTATTCGGAAGCGCGTCCAGGTCCAGACGCTTTACTGCGGCTGCGCGACGATGCAGCAGATCACGACCAAGATCCCGCTGAATAAATTCGAACCAGCACCCCCGCACCCCGTGCCATACCCCTCATGAGCAACTTCACAAATCAGCAGCTTACGGATGTCGGTTGGAACGCCCTCTCAACGGCGCTGGGGGGCGGGCGCTTGACTTTTTTCAAGATGCAGGCCGGTGACGGCACCATTGGCAGCGATGCCGATATTCCGGCCCTGACGGCCCTGAGCAGTCCGATAACGGATATCGGGATCACCAATTATCAGATCGAGGGCGAAGGGCAGATCACGCTGATCGGCAACATCGCTAGCTCACAGATCGATACCGGATTCTTCCTGCGCGAGATCGGGGTTTTCGCGACGATTGAAGATCCGCTTCTCGGCAGGGGCGGGCATCCAGTTGGCAGCGGCGGCGTCACTGCCGTAAGAATCGAGCCGATCCTGCCTAAGGCCGGGACGCGGGCCAACCCTATCGTCCCGACTCCATCATTCGGTACGGCGGTCATGTATTCGTACTGCAACGCTTATGACGAGGCCGATTACATCCCTGGCAAGACGGAGACGACCGATGTCATCAATACGATTCAGGTCACGGTCAAGATCGACAAGGGAATACCCGTCGTCATCCAGATCACGGCCGGTCAACAACTGGCGGTCACGAATATCGGCGCACCGACAGTCGGCGCAGGCCCTTGGAGCTATACCCAGGCCAATGTAGCTTACCTGAAGCGGCTGGTGGCGGGAGCCGGGACCGAGATCGTTGAGGATACCAACACCATCACGATCGGCCAGAAGGCGCTGCACACCGACATGGATCTGTGGGTGGCGCACGGTTACAACGATGTTTCGCCGTACTTTTCAACTATCGCCAACGCGCTCTGGTATCTGCAGCAGTACGCGATCCCCTCTTACCTTACGGCGACGATTCACGTTTCGCCGGAAGTGCATAATCACACCGGGACGCTTTACATCGACCACAATAACGCCTCGCGCATCCGCATCCTCGGGCAGGCCTGTTCAGCTGTCAGCTTTACGGGCGCTTATGTCGCGGGAGGAGGCCAATACAACTGGTACATCAACCTGACGGGCGTGAATTACCTGGGCGAGATCGAGATCGGCAAGTACGTCCTGATCTACAACGCGGGCGGGATTCAAAGCCAGGGCAACGTACTGCTTTGCGGATGCTTCAAGGTAACGGCCATCAGCGGCAATACTGTCCAGATCTGGGTCCGGTACCGGGGCGTGACTTGGCCTAACATGGCCGGGTTTACGGGCGGGCAGATGCATCCTCTGAGGACGGTTCTCACCTTTCCGGTTAATCAATACGGGATTCTGGCGACCCAGCACGGGCTTGGCGGGATCGCTGACTGCGCGATTATCTGCCAGGGTTATCCCAACCTGAGCTCTTGCGGGCTGACTACCCTTGGCCCGATGAACTGCTGGCGGGTTGGCGTCTGCAACTGGAACAGCGGAATGTACGGTCAGGTCTGCCACGGTTTCTATGCGGCGGGGACCTCAGGTAGCTTCAGTCTCGATACCTGTGGGGCGACCGACAACCAGAGCGGGCTGGTGGCGAGCGGAGGCGCGTATCTAGGAATCTATCGAGCCGCCAGCTCGCACAATTCCCTGCGCGGAATCTGGATTGAGTCCGCGATGGTCGGCGCGGGAGGAGCGCTGATTTTCCTTGGAGGAAACGGCGACTGGAATTGCGTCGTTTCCGATGGCTCAGCCGGAATATTCATCTTGGATTACTCCAGGGGCGGTACGGCGATCTACAGCGCTTACGCCGGATACGCCGGGATCGGCTCCTGCTGGTCTTCGCGGGTAATCGTCCAGAACGACGGCTCTTTCTTTTGGGGGCAATTTAATCAGTATTGGGATGTGGTTGCCGATACCTTGAGCGCCTTCGGCCTCCAGGCGCGGGTCTGGGGGAGCCGCATTTTCAATATCCCGATCAATACTCTGTCCAATACCGGAGGAATCATCCAATGACATCCAAAGAAATCTCTGAGCTGCAGCCGGGGCAGATGATCGAGCTTCTAGACGGTCATCGGGCCAACGTCATCGAGATCGACCGCGAAAAGAATATGCTCAGATTCCAATACGTTGAGAGCTTCGATTCGGTGCAGCAATTCGCTACGGATGTACCAAAACAGGCCATGATGACCAAGGAGCCTTATTCGAACGATATCGATCCGATGCAGCCCACGAACAAAGGAGACATCAAGACCTCCAACTTCATCAAGGAAGGTATCGAGATCGAGAAGTTCATTACGCCCAAAGCGCCGGAAGAGAAACGGATACCGGCCACAGTATTTTGCGCCTTCGCAAATTTGAGTACGGCATCGCTTGTCAAATGA